GGCAAACCACAGGAGCCCCCAACGCGGAGGGAGCCGAAGCGCCACGGCGCATACACACCGGCCCCGCCAGGGGAATAGAAGGCGGCCTTAACGTAGGTGCTGCTGGAACCGCCGAACTTTGTCGGGATTTGTGCTTCAGCCACCATTTTGTTCAATGCGCGGATATAGTTCCAGTTCCACTTGTTCGCGTTCGGCAGGTCAAATTCGCCCACCTTCTGGTAGTTGGCCGTAATGCTTCCGGCCAGCTTCTCACTGTCCCGGCAGCTGTACACATCATAGTGCCAGTGGTCATCGTCCACCAGGCTGACCTGCCACAGCGGGTCCAGTTCTTCGCAATAGACGCCGATCTGCATTTCCATACCGGCAATGCGGTACGGGTATTTGCCGTTGGTCAGGTTACCAATGCAGCCGTCACTATGGCCGGGCAGTGCTTCGGTGGTTCCGTTCGGCCACGGCATGGTGCTTACCAGCATCGTGGTCGTGGTGTCGATGGTGCTTGCCAGGTCCAGGTTTACAGCCGCATACTCGGTATCGTTCACGGTTACGGTCTCAACGCTCAAAATCTTGGCAATATTGAATACATCGTGGTTGTATGCCTGGTTTCGGTCGTTGTTCGTATTGCTTCCGCGTTCACCCAGGCACACGCAACTGCCAACCAGCAGGTTGGTACCCTGGGCCTTGGTCAGCAGCACACGCTTCACGCCGGTTTCGGCTGCCGCAAGGGTGTACTGGTAGTTGTAGTAGGTGCAGCCTTCCAGCTGGCCGCTGTTGCTTAACGTCCAGTGGCGCAGCCGCCAGGCCATCAGGGCAAACTGGGTGTCGCAATCGCACCACAGCCCATCGTAGGCGGTCAGCTTGCGGGCCAGCAGCAGCGCCGCGTTGGCGCTGGTCCAGGGCATGGGCAGCAGGCCCGCGCCGCTGGTCATGCCGCCCGCGCTGTTTTTACCGCCGTAAAAGGCAGGGTGCCATGTCAGCAGGCGGTGGGTGCCGTCCGGGGCTACATCGCCCGCCATCGGCACGTAGCCGCCGCCGGCCCGCATGTGCCAGCTGGTGTAAAGGTAGCTGCCGTCGTCCCACTCTTTGACGGCCAGGGCAGGGGAAAAGCAGTACACCGGCGCAGTCTCGCCGGTCACATCAAATGCAGCTTCGGTCTCAACAGCCAGCACCTCCATGGTGCCGTCTGCCAGGCTCTTGGCGTTGGCACGCACGTACCAGGTCATGGGGTCGTTTTCGGCCCAATCTGCCACGCCCGTGCTGGCATCCGTCACCAGGGGCGCAGCGCTGCGGCCGTCTGCCAGATCATCCAGCGGGGTGCCGCTGGCATCGCCGCTCACGCTCTCGTGGATGTTCCGCACCGTGTAGGTCTTATCGCCCCAGGCGGTGTCCAGCATGGCGGCAAAGCGTTCCAGGCAACTGTACTTGTTTTCGCTCTGCGTTACGGCAAACGGCCACCACAGCTTGAAGATTTTCCATGTATTGGTGCCGTCCAGCATGGCCGTGTACATGCCGTCCAGTGTAGACGCCGGGGTGGATGCTTTTGCTTCCTCCGCGCTCTTCGCCGCGGAATCTTCACTTGCCTTAGCAGCGGCGGCGCTATCAGCGGCAGCAGTCTCGCTGTCAGCAGCGTTCTTCTGTGCGGCTTCAGCGGCTACTTTTGCCTTTTCTGCCGCCGTCGCATCGGTAGCCGTCTGAGCCTGTTTTGCGGCAACATCCTTCTGGATGGTCCGCATCTCTGTTAATTTCTCGCTCACGCCTTCGCTGGCGATTTCGTCGGCGGCATCGCTTGCAGTTTTTGCCGCTCTCTTTGCCTCCTCGGCGTTCTGCGCGACTTTTTCAGCATCATTGGCCGTCTTGTTTGCTGCATCTTCCGCGGCCTTCTGCGCGGCCTGTGCGCCTGCCACGGCAGCGTCCAGACTTTTAAATTCGTCGGTGCTCTCTACCGCACTGTCGTCCATGGCCGTCTGCTGCACGTTCAAGATCAGGTTGCAGGTTTTTACCACATCACCAGCGGCATTGCTCAGTTCTACCTCGCAGGTCGCTCGGCCATAGGCGGCCAGCGCATTCTGTGTCAGCACAAATTCCGCCGTGTTTGCCGTTTGAGCGCGGGCATCTAAATAGATCCTCTTGCCGTCGCTCTTTGTGCCGCGCAGCCTAGCGGCAAACCCGTCAGGGATGTTATACGCCTGCTTATTATCCAGGATTTCAACCTGCAGCACGCGTACCACATTGTCGGCCTGTTTGCAAAATACTACGGGCGCGGGCAGGTTCCGGCTTACATCTACCGTTACCTGCTGCACAACTTCGTATGCCATTGTTAGCTCCTTTTGGCTTTATCGGGTTTCCCGGCGTCAATCACCTTTGTGTCTTCTTTGGCTTCTTCGTCCGCCATGTTTTCGCGGACGGCAAAAAGAATATTTTCCAGGATCAGCTCTGTGATCGAGTAGGGGATTGCGCTCTTGTTGATCGCTGCAATAATGTCCGCTTTGCATTTCCTAATTCTCTGGTTGTCAGTCATTGTCGGTGCCTCCTTACATGTTACAGCCGTGCATTCACAGCGGTTTTCAGTGTGTTGATTGCATCCAGCACGCCTTCATCCAGGGCCACAAAGGACCCCCGGTTGTTCTGGCTTGTAATGTTCCCATTGTCGTCCAATTCCGCATATGCGTAGGACACCCGTTCACCCTCTGCGGTCGTTACCACTGCAACACTGGTCAGTTTCTTCATGTCTGTTCCTCCGTTTCTAATAACGCGTCATCCGTTTTTGCGCTTTCTGTGTTCAGCAGGTCATCTGCCACGCCCGCCCCGGCATCCAGGGCGCGGGCGGCGGCGCTTGCGGCCAGCTCCATGCCCTCCGGCGGTGGGGCGGGGTAGTTGCACTCACTCGGCTCTGCGTATTCACCCTCATACCCACGTTGAGCAGCCATGCACATCCATGCAAACTTCTGCCCTGCAGCGCCGTGTACAATGGCGTACTGTCCGCAGTCCTCAGCCCACAGGTGCCCAGTGCCGTCGCAGTCCGTCAGCATCCAGGTAAGTTGCCCGTGCTGGGCCACTGTCTCTGCGTACCGCGGATCCGGCACAATCAGGCACCAGCCATCCGGCCCGCATTCACCGCGCCCCCAGTCTGCAAAAGTCGGCGTGGGGGTTTCAAAAGCCGCCATCTTGATTGGCCCAAAGCTGGTGGACACGATACGGGACTTGCTGCCCCAGGCGCTCAGATTATGGCAGTTGAGCGTGCCAGATACACCAACGCGGGTGGTGTTAAAGTCGGTGTCACTGTCATCAGATCGGTTGTAAGTAACCTGCATACCAACGTAAGATGTGGGGTCAAGTCCATTCACCCAGCCGTACTTGGCATACTTGCTGCAGGCCCCAATGTAGGAGCTGCCTGCCTCCGAGTACAGCACGCCGGTCAGGCCAATGCTGCCGGTGTTGATGGTGGCATACCAGGCAATATGCCTGTTGTCGATATACACACGCTCACCGGCCTCGGTGCCCATGCGTATCCAGGCGTTGTCCAGGTCGTACACGGTATTGTACTTTAAATTGTGTATTTGCCCGGTGGTAATATTGCCGCCGTTAATAATGGTCTTGTCCTGGTTCCAGGTGCTCAAATCGTTAAACGTAACCACGCCGGTAAAACTGATATTCGCGCTTGTAATGTTGGCCCCGTTGGCAGCCAGCGTCAGGGTGCTGCTTGTGCCGTTGGTTGTCGCCGTCAGCTTGATGGTGCCCAGTTCCTGCTTGATCTCCGTTTTTGTTTCGGTGGCGGTCATGTAGTCCCCAGTGCTTGCCGTCCATCCCGTCGGGGCGTTGCCCATCTGCACCATTGGGTGCATAATGGTCAGGTCATTTGTGACGGTGGCAAAATCATCGGCGGTGCTCACAAACAGGCCATCTGCGTATCCGTCAGCTGTGGCAGTAAACACCGCATAACGCAAATACCATCCGTTGCCTTGGTCAATGTCCTTTTTGTTCTGCTTAAATGGCGTTCCGTAATAAGTCTTTGTCCCATCGCCGGCCTTCGTCTCAAACTGTAAAAACGGCCCATTGGTTCCGGAGTTCAGCTTATACAGCACACTGGCGCAGTAGCTCACGCCCTTGGCAATTATCATGGCCGTGTTCGCCCCAAAGTGGAAGCGGGTGTTCTGGGCTTTATTCGTTACCCTTACAGATTCACCGCTGATCGTGTAGGTTCCTTTTTTGCTCAGGTCGTTTCCGCCCGCATCCAGGGTTGCATTGTTCCAGTCATCAGTGCCCTTTATGATGTTGCTGCCGCCCGTCACGCGCTGGTTTACCGTCTCGGTTATGCTGTCAGCTTTTTGTTCTATCTTGGATACGCTGGTATTGGTGGCATAGTCCTTCAGCTTGTTGTCCGTGTACTTCTTGGCTTCTCCGGTTGCGGCCTGCTGTGCATCCTCCACCGTTTTGGTTGTGGCGTAGGTCTTGGACACCTCGGACGTGATGCTGTCGGCGCTCTGCTGGATCAGGCTCTTGGTCTGTTCCGTGGTGCTGTAGCTGGTTAGCTTGTCGTCTGTGTACCCGTTGGCCGCGCTCTCCGCATCCTTCTTGGCCTGTTCCACACTGGAAGTAGTGGCGTAGGTCTTGGCCACCTCGGATGTAATACTGTCAGCGCTCTGCTTAATCAGGCTCTTGGTTTCCTCGGTGGTGCTGTAGTTTTTCAGTTTCCCGTCTGTGTACCCGTTGGCTGTGCTCGCTGCGTCTTTTTTGGCCTGTTCCACACTGGTGGTTGTGGCGTAGGTTTTGGACACCTCGGACTTAATGCTGTCAGCGCTCTGCTGGATCAGGCTTTTGGCTTCTTCTTTGGTGGTATAGCTTACCAGCTGCCCGTCCGTGTACCCGTTTGCCGCATTTTCCGCGTCCTTCTTGGCTTGCTCTACCACCGTTGTGGTAGCGTAGGTTTTGGACACCTCAGACGCGATGCTGTCCGCAGACTGCTTAATCAGACTCTTGGTTTCCTCAGTCGTGCTGTAGCTTACCAGCTTTCCGTCCGTGTACTTCTTGGCTTCTCCGGTTGCAGCCTGCTGTGCATCCTCCACCATTTTGGTTGTAGCGTAGGTTTTGGACACCTCGGATGTAATGCTGTCCGCCGTCTGTTTTATTAAGCTCTTGGTTTCCTCGGTCGTGCTGTAGTGGATCAGCTGCCCGTCTGTATAATCCTGGGCATCCTGCTGTGCCTTCTTTACGGTTGCCGTGGTGGCGTAGGTCTTGGACACCTCGGATGTAATGCTGTCCTTGGTCTGCTGGATCAGGCTTTTGGTTTCCTCGGTGGTGCTGTAATTCAGCAGCTGTCCGTCCGTGTACTCCTTGGCCTGTTTGGCTGCCAGTTCGGACTTCTCTTCGGCCTCTTTCCTGGCCGCTTCAATGTCTTCCTGGGTTTCCGCAACCGTCTTTTTGGTTTCGCTTACCTCGGTTTCAATCTTTTCCTGATCTTTTCTGATTTCGGACACGCTTTTTGTTACGGTTTCAAGCTCTTTCTGCGTCCGCTTGGTTTCGCTCAGGTAGGGGTATTCCTCTTCCAGCTCACCAGCTTCGGCAGGGGCTTCCAGGTCGGCGTAATGGCTCGGCCCCAGCGTCATTTTGATGTTGTACGCCACATAGGCAGTGCCGCCAATTGTGATCTTGTCGCCGGCCTCTGCTACCGGGTCAATGTGCCGCTGATCGCAGGTATAGGGGGCATAGTTCATCCCCTTTAGTTTCTGCGCCAGTTCGTCCGCCAGGTCTTGGGTGCCGTTTTCGTTTTCCACCTCCAGCACGGTTCCGGTTTCATCGCCGGATAACAGGGGAGTATCCGCGCTGTTCCGCACAACCCTTACGCCTGTAATGCTCTGGGCTGCTCCGCAATCCGGCACTCCGCTTACCTCCGGCAGGCTGTCTCCGGTCCCGGCCAGCGGTACTAGGTGCAGCTTGCCCGCCGGGGTAATGCACCAGTTTCCGCCGTTGGCCGCCCCGATCTGCTGCAGCACGTCCCGCATGGTTCGGCCAACTGGCATGCTCACCGTGTGGTTGTCTCCGGTGCCAATGCTGCTGCGGCTGTCCAGCTCCACGCCAATGCGCTGCGCGATCTCGGCCACGCAGTCGCTTTCCTGCTTGGGCCAGTCATCCGCTGTGGTGTCGCTCAGGTAATTCTGCTGCCCCATCAACATGGCATCGTAACAGGTCAGTTTCAGGTATCGTCCGCTTGCTTCCCGCGTGTTGATCCAATAGGTGCCCTGCGGAATATAGTCCGTTTTGGCATCATCCAGCACAAGCCGGTATTGCACCACTACCTTGGCGCGCTTGGCAATCGTGCTTTTCTGGTTGATCTCCAGCGTCAGCACGGCAGCTGTGGCGTTGCCAACCTCCACGGTGTTTTCCAGCAGGTCGCGCTCAATCTCGCAGCTCACAATGTCTTCCCCGGTGTACTGTGTGCCGTCAATGGTAATCAGCAGCTCGCCCACATGGTTGGGGTCATCTCGTGCGGTTTCCCAACCTTTCGGCCGTTTCTGCATGTTTTCTCACCTCCCGTATACAGCAAAGCCCCCTTTGCACTCAAATGCAAAAGGGGCTTGCTGTTACTCTTCGATCAGCGGCGCTTCAATGCCTTCGTAATACTGCACACCGTCCCGCTCCATCAGAAATGTTGCGCCCAGGTCATCGCTGTACATCCGGCAGCTGTACTCGCCGCCGGTGAATGGGCTGTCAAACGTCACCGTCACCCAGGTATCGCCCAGTGTGCTGAACACCTCGGCCGCTTCCTCCAGCTTCAGCGGGCGGAATGTCACCGTGATCTTGTGTTTCTGTGCAAGCACAGTCAGGTACATTTTCGCATCCTGCGTATCGCGTCCGCTGTCCTTGCTGCTGACCTTGAATTTCTGGAACTTTAGCCCCCCGCGTGCAATGTAGCGCGAAAAGTCGTTCCCGTTTACATCAAATCGCATTCGCCCACCTCTTAATCATGCCCATACAGGCGGGCTTTCTTCTTGCGGCTCTTGGCGGTTTTGTCTTCCACCTTGTCGCCGTCCATGTATACGCTGCTGTCCTTGTCTTCTACAGCCTTGCACACCGCGTTGAACCCGCTGCGCAGGGTGGCAATCATGTCATCTGTGCCGCGGTCCATCCGCTTCATGGGGTCGGTTCTCATGGTAACACTGCCAGCCACAGCAACCGCCGGGGCGTTCAAATCGTTGTATGCCGCGCTGATCTGCCGTGCCGCGTTCTGTACCCGGTTCAGCAGGGTGGGGGTGTTCTTTTCCACGCCCTCCGCCAGCAGCTGCATAAAGTCCGGCATCCAGGTGTCAGCATCCGCCAGCGGGCCGGTGTCCGGCACACTGAAATGCAGGTAGCTGCTTACCTGTTCGGCCATCTCTTTCACGCTGTCCAGCAGGCCGCTCATGCGCTCTTTAATTCCGTCAATAAAGTTCTGGATAAAGTCACGGCCCCAATTCATGGCATTGCTTACCATGCCCTGCAGTGTGCCGCCAATCGCATCAACAGCACCTCGCACAGCGTCCCTTGCGTTGTCTCCAAACGTGGTAAAAACGCCTACGGCAATGGCCTTCCAGCTGCTTAAGGTCTGCTGCGTCATCGTGCTGTAAGCCTCAAGCGTGGCTCTTGCATTGCTGCTAAAATCTACCACGCTGCCCTTGGAATCGTTGCCCCATCCGGCAATGGTCTGCCGGGCGGTGCTGGCCCAGCCGCTTACCGTTTGGCCGGTGGTGCTGGCCCAGCTCTCAAAGTCCTGCTTGCGGTCGCTCACCCAGCCGCCCACGTTTGTGGCGGTGTCGCTGATCCAGGTCTGCACGCTCTGCTTGGTATCGTTCGCCCAGCCGCTTACCGTTTGGCCGGTGGTGCCGGCCCAGCTCTCAAAGTCCTGCTTGCGGTCGCTCACCCAGTTACCCACGCTCGCGGCTGTGTCACTGATCCAGGTCTGTACGCTCTGCTTGGTGCCGCTTGCCCAGTCGCTTACTGTCTGGCCCACGTTGTCCTTCCAGCTCGCAAAACTATCCGCCAGCCCGCTCAGGTGGTCACTTACCCAGCTTGTTACGGTTTCCCACGTCTCAGAAATGCCGTCCAAGAATCCCTGGACGGTGTATCCGCCCAGCTCTTTCATCACGGTGGAGGGGGAGTGGATTCCCAAAGCGTTCCGCCAACCCTTAACCCAGGGGTCAATTACATGCTCTTTGATCCATCCGGCAATATCCTTCACCATCTCGGTAACGCCTTCAAAAAAGCCCTCAATGGTCAGGTTGCCAATGTCTCCAAAGTAGTCGTGCATCTTATCGCCCAGGCCGTCAAAAAGCTCGGCGAAAAATTCCCCAAAGCCCTTACAGGCTGCGCCCGCAGCCGTGGCAATAAACTCCACCAAGTCTGCCAGAATCCCGCCCCAGTCAATACTCTTGACCGCCTTGGCAACGTCCCGACCGATTTTTCCCCAGTCGGTGCCCGCAATGGCATTGCTTGCCGATTGCAGAATGCCACGTATCAGCTTGCTGCCGTCCACGGCAGCCTGTGACCAGTCGATATTGTTCCACGCACTGTTTATGCCGGTTGCAACATCGTCGCCCAGAGCACGCCAGTTAAAGCCGGACTGTACAAGGCCATGCAGCCCTTCAAGCACGCCTTTCAGCCCGTCCGTCATAAATCGGCCCAGCTGTGCCCAGTCAATGCTCTGTCGCATGCCTTCCAGCCCGTTGCCAATTCCTTGCCCCAGGCTGCCCCAGCGGAAATTTTGGACGAATGTGTCCAAAAAGTCCAGTGCGGTGTTCAGCCCGTTGCCCAGGGTACTGCCAACCAGCCCCCAGTCCAGCGTTTCCACAAAGCCGTTCAACGTGTCTGCAATGTTCAGTGCCCATTTGTGCGCCGTGTTGCGTATCTTTCCCCATGGCATCTTATCCATGGCATCGTTCAGTTTTTCCGCAAACATGGCCCCGACTTTGTACCAGTCGTCGTCTTTTATCGCCTGCACCAGCTGGTCCGCAAACGGTGTGCTTTTTATCACTGCTCCAAAATCGGATCCAACCCCGGCTCCGCCGCCACCACCGCTGCTGCTGTTCTCGCTGCTGTTGTCGCTCACCTTGTGCAGGATATCAAAATCCATGGCTTCCCGCTGGGCTTTTTTGGCTTCCTCTGCCGCCTTTTTGGTTGCTCCGGCGCTGCCGGTTGCTGCGCTGGCCTGCTTGCTGTAGGCTGCCGCACTTTTCTGTGCCGCGCTTGTGGTTGTGCCAAACAATGCCGCCATTACCTGCGCAATCATCCCGGCCAGGCTTGCCAGCGCTGCCGTTACCGCCCGCACCATGGGCAAAATGGTCTGCCACAGTGGGGCAAAGGCCGTTAGCAGGCTCCCCTGTATTCCGGCCAGGCTTGCCTTTAGTTGGCTGTCGCTTTCCACCACGCCCGCAATGCCTTGCTGCACGGCCTGAAATCCTTTGCTCAGTACGTTAAACACCAGCGCGCTTGCCGCCAGGCTTGTGATCCGCTTGGCCAGCCTTCCAATGCCGCTGCCCAGGTTTTTCACGCCGTTCAGGGCCTTGTTTGCCTGTTTCCCCAAAAAGTTCCCCAGCGCGCTTGCGCCGGTCTTGGTGCCCTGTGCCAGCAGCCCCAGCCCTTTTGCGGCTGCACCGCCAATACCACCCATCACGGTCTTCACACCGTTTCCGGCTGCCGCCAACCCGTCGAGCGCCTTAGCTTTCAAGCTTGTGCTCTTACCCACGCCAGCCGCCGCAGCGTCTCCGTTGGCGCTGTTCAGCTCCTTTTGCAAATCGGCTGCGTTCTTGTACGCCTCCCGCAGTTTCTGCCCCAGCGCTTGGGCTTCCGGTGTCGCAGCAGGGTTCAGGCGAATTTCCTTTACCCTGTCGTACAGGCCATTCGCCCGGCCCTTCAGCTGTTCCAGCTGCTGCTGGTCTTCCACCTTCATTTCGATGGGTTCTGCAGCTTTGGCTCTTAGCTCTCCAATCTGCTCTCTCAACGCCTTGGCTTCTTCCGTCATTGCCGGGTTAATCCGCCACTGGCTGATCCGTTTTTTCAATTCGTCCGCGCGAACAGTGAGAGCCTCAAACGCCGCCCGTGCCTCTTCGTTGTCAAACTTCAGAACTTCTTTCCCGAACTTTGATCCGTCTTTGATTTTTACATACTTTGCAGCATTCTGAACCAGCGCTTCCAGCTGCTTTTCTGTGCTTGCAAACTCGCCACTTAATTGCTTGTCCATTTTGGCAACGTAGTCCGTGCCAACCATGGTCTTGTACTTTTGGGCAAGCTTGTCCGCCTCGGCTCCGGCGTTTTCCGCCGCCGCCTTCATGGCATCGTACGGGGCGCGGATTTGGTTCATCTGGCTTTCAACTTCCCGCAGCTGCTTCAGCAGTCCTTTTTCGGTATCTGCCTGGCCCATGCCGCCCACCAGCTCGCGGTACTGCTTTTTCAGCTCCTGCACCTTCTGGTTGGCTTCATCCAACTCCTGGGTCAGGCTGTCCTGCCGGTTGGCGGCCTCGCTTCTGCGCACCTGTTCCAGCTTAGCGAAGTGCCCCTTTACCTTATCGGTGGCCTTTTCCAGGTCGCTCAGGTCGGCGCCCACGCGCACGATCAGGTTTTTTGTTGCCGTATTCCGTCACCCCCTTACCCGTCAAATGTGTTTTTACCGCCCATGGCCGCGTTCAGGGCGCGCACCATATCCAGCATTTCGCCGTCCGTCATTTCCTGGCCCGGCTTGCCGCGTTCAAAGATCGCTTCAAACCGTTCCAGCTTGCCCCACACGGCCTGCCCGATCATGGCCGCCAGCAGGTACAGGTCCGCGTCCCGTTCCTGCCGCCGGGCTTTTTCCCGTCTTTTGTGTACTCTTACGGCCAAAATCAGCTCTGCCGGGGTCATGTCCTCGTATTCAGCCAGGCTGTACCCCAGCTGCAGCGCCGTTACCAGGCTTCGGTCCCAGTCCCATCCGCCGGGGTCATCGGCTCGTTTTTTTCGTCACCGGTGTCGGAATCGCTGCCTTCGGCCTCGCCGTCCTCCGGTACGTTAAAAGCGGCACTAAAGCACTGGGCGGCTGCACGGCTTGCGGCCAGGTACTGGGGCGCGGTCAGGGTGTCCAGCGCCGCGTTAAAGGCTTCTTTGTCCATCGGCTTGCCCTTGCGTTCTGCATCTTTCTGCACCATGCAGTACATGCAGCAGTCAATGGCCCGCACGCTGTCCATTTCCAACTCTGTCAGCTTCACGCCCAGCAGGGTTTCGATCATCTTCAGCTCGCGGTGCCCGCAGTGCAGCTCAAAGCTGCCCGCTTTGCCCAGGTTTGCCATAAACACGCGGTTGCCCGCACTCTTCTTGTTCGTCATCGTTTACCGCCTTTCTCAAACATCGCCGGTGCTTGCCGTCAGCTCCGGCTTGCCGGTCACTTTCAGGGTTGCTTCAAACGTCACAATGTCCGCCGTCTCGGCGCTGGTGCCGAACGCGCTCACGCTCGCCTTAAAGCTCCACTTGGCACCGATCGCGGTGGGGAACACAATGGCGCACTCCAGCTTATCCGTTCCCGCACCCATGGCGCTAATCATGGCTTGCTGGCCGTCGTCGGCAAAATCAAAGTTGCCGCTGATGCTTACCTCGCCGCCCTCGGCAAAGGTGTTCAAAAACTGTTTGAAGTCGTCGGTGGTGTCCAGTGCGGTGCTTTCCACGGCGTCCCACTTGATGCTGGGGCTGCCAATCTTGGTCAGATGGGCGACGGCCTTGCCGCCAATGGTCAGTTTTGTGCCCTTTGCAACGCTAATTGCCATGTTTTCAGGCTCCTTTCGCTCGTGCCCCGTCTGGGGCATAAAATCCAAAAAACGCCTGGGGCTTAATCACCCCAGGCTTCGTCAATGTTCTTTTCAATCGCTTCCAGCATGCTCTCGCGGTAACTGTCGCTTCCCGCCGCCATGCTCCCGGCCAGGTAATGCCGTCCCGGCACATGCTTGCCGTTCACCGTCATAAACCCGTATTCCATGCTTGCGGGGTAGTAGGCGGTATCCCGCCGTTTCTTTCCGCCTGGCATAATGCCGGGGTTTTTGACTTTCTTTTGCAGCAGGCCGTTTGCTTTCGCCGTCGGCATTACATCAAAGATCTGTTTGCCGTTGGGTCTGTTCCGCTCCATGTGCAGCACCAGGCTTTCCCGCAGCGTGCCGGTTTTCGCCGGGGCCGCTTCCTTGGCGGCTTCCAATTCGGCTTGTGCCGGGGCCATGGCGACTTCCGCCGCCACCCGCTGGGTGCCGTACTTGATCCGGTCCATTGCCGCGTCAATTTCCGCTAACGCGTCAGCGCTCCAGGTAAATGTCAGCCCGTCTGCCATGTGGCAGCCACCTCCAGCTCGCTGTGCTCCATCTTGCTGTTGGGCAGTGCTTCTTCGGTGTCCGCCACTCTGGCCCGCATTTCGCAAATCAGCACGCCGCTGGTGGTTTTGCCCTCCAGCGTGCGGCATTTCTGCTTGATCCCGGCTTCCAGTGTTTTCAGCTCGCTGTAGTTCGCCGCTAACAGGTGCAGCTCCAGCGTACCGGTCCAAATTCCGGTGCCGCCGTCCATGTCCTGCAATTCGGTGTCCTCGTGCTTGCCAAATACCACAAACGGCGCGGTTGCGCTTTTGGGTGCAGCCAACTTGTACACCTTTCCGGCCAGCCCGTCCAGTTCCTGCAAGGCATCTTTCAGGATGTCTTCGATCATCGGTTTATTCCTCCAGCTCTCGGCACATCAACTGCAGCCATTCGTGGCGTTCGCCCTGGTCAATGATGTACAGCACCTCGAATTTGCGGTCCCCCAGCAGCACCCGCGTGTTGTGCTTCACGCCCGGCCGCCACCGCAGCATAATGCGGTGGTCAATGGTGCTCTGGGCTGCCTGCGCTTCCCACAGCTCCCGCCCGCGCAGGGGCAGCACGCTGGCATAGGCGGTGGCGTAGTTTTCCCATTCGGTTGCGCCGTTTGGGTCACTGGCGTCGCCGCCCGCCGGGCGCTGTAGTGTGATCCTGTGCCGCAGGTTTCCCGCTTCCATGGCTCACACCCCCCAGCCCATCAGGTTCATGTTGTAGCCGTCCAAAAAACTGGCGATCACTTCGTTCTGCTTTTGGTCGGTCACGCTGCCGTAGCTTCGGTTGTCGTACAAAAAGCTGCACAGCGCCAGATATGCCACCGTCAGCTCCTCGTGCTTTCCCAGCTCTTCGGTGTTCTGCCCGGTGTACGCCGCCATGTGGGCCAGGGCCGCGGGCATGATGATGGTTTCCAGGGTGCGGCGGTCAGCCGGGTCCAGCGGCATGTCAATGCGGCAGTATTCTGCCACATTGTCCGTTGTCAGGTTCGGGATCATCACGCCTTAACCCCTCCTTGTCAGGTGGCGGCCATGGTCAGCTTGGCCAGTTTCTGGGCGTTCTCCACCTTGGCGTCAAGTTCCGCCCAGCTGATAACGCCCACAGCGTGCTTGGTGGCAAACTGTTCGCGCAGCACGTCGATCTCCATGTTCTCCACATCCTTCACAGCCAGGCCGGAAAGATCACCATACAGAATGGCGTCCTTCTCGGCGGCCATGCCGTCCATGTTGTCGGATGCAAACACCGGCTTGCCCAGTAGGGTATAGCCCCAGGCGGCGTTCAGGTCGGCGTTCAGCAGGTAGCGGCCTTCATTGTCCTTCAGCTTGCGGATCGCGGCGCGGGTTTTCTTGTTCATAATCCACACAGCGCCGCTCTGGTACACATCTGGCACCGCTTCCTGCACGTCGATCAGCTCGTCAGCAGTCACGGCAGTGGCCTTGGCGGCGGTCACGGTCTGGGCGTCAGTCACACCAGCCAGCGCGCCCGTTACCTTGCCGGCGCTGCCCTTCAGGCACTCTTTTTCGATCCAGCGCGCCCAGTTCTCGGCCATGTGGTCAATCACGATGCTCACCACGTCAAAATCACTGTTGTTGATCAGGCTGCGGCTGATCAGAGTCAGTGCGGCAGCCAGATAACCGGTCAGGCTTACGCTGCCAAACTTGTTTGCGCTGCTCAGCAGCTCGGTAAACTCGTCCGCGTATGCCACAGTAATGTCGCCGGCTCTGGTGTCAATGTACGGGATGTCCAGCTGGCCTTTGACGTTGTAGTGGGTGGCGCGGGCATAGATCGGGCAGATATTGTGCACCTGTTTCACGATCTTGTTGGCAATGGTACGGGGTACAATCGCACCGTTCACGCCTTTGGCCATGTTCACAGCATCGCGCTGCTCGCCCAGGCTGTCGTTGCTGCCGTGGCGCAGGAAGTCTTCAAAGGCGCGGCGCTCGGCAATCTCCACACGGTCGGGGGCACCTGCGCTGCGCTGCTCGCCGGGCAGGGTTTCCGGGTCCACTTCGCTTTCCATGGTCATGCCCTCTACCTGCTCAGCGGCGTGGATCGTGTCTGCCAGGGCGCGGGTTTCTTTCATGATCTTATCGTATTCGGCTTTTTCGTCATCCGTAAAGGCGCGGTTTTCGCTGTCGCACTTGTCCAGCATCTTGCTCATGGTTTCCAGGTTGTCGTTGCGCTTTTCAATCAGCGCCTTCAGCTTGTTCTTCTTGTGCATGGTTCATACCTCCAGTTTCATCTGTTCCAGTCGCGCCCGGTAACTGGGCGCGTTTTCGGTTGTTTTCGGTGCTTCCACCGGGTCTTCCAGGCTGCGCACTTCGGCGCAGGCAGGGCTGTTTGCGGCGGCGCTGCGGGTTTCGGCATCCACCGTGGTTGCAATGTACGCCGGGGTAATGTCCAGCACGGCCACCTCGTCCAGCGCAATGCCGTGCAGGCTGCGCCGGGCGGGTGCGCCGTCCTTTCCGTCCACCCAGGTGTCGCCGCCGGGCAAAGCCCGGAACGTAAAACTCCACCCGCGCAGCTCGCCGCGCTCTGCCGCGCGCACCACCGCCGGGTCATCCGTCCACGCCGCAGCGCGCAGCCCAATGGCATCTTCGCACAGCGTCAGGTTCCCGGCTGCCGTTCCGCCCAGCCGCCTGCCGTGGTCCAGCGTCAACTCCACGTCTTTGGCCGTCTCCAGCGCGCGGGCAAACGTGCCCGGCTCCACCGTCTCCACAAACGCCCCGTGCGCGGGGTGGTGCAGTACCCGGCTTTCCCGGCCTGCCGCACACACATACCCGCTCAGGCGTACCTGTGTCCCTCGTTTTTCAATTTTCATCCATCACCACCCCCTTTCCGGGTTCCGCGTAGTAATACGTTGTGCAAGGTGGGCGGGCTTTGCCAAGCTGCTGTATAATGGCTTTCTCTCGGTCCGAAAGTTCCCATCTGGTTGCCGCTGCGCGCTCTGCCGCTGCGCGCTCGCACAAAAGCAGCCCGGATCCAAAAATAGCTTTCCCGGCCCGCTTTTGTGCGTCCAGGCTTCCAACCTGGTGGCAGTCGTCCGCGTAAATTTTCAGATCTACCCCGTATCTTGCATACCTCCGCATCATGGCCGCGGTGATAACATTCATGGGGTAGTCATATTTTGGCAGTTCTTTCGTATTTGCTTTAATTAACCTGTCATTTTCCCGGTTGATTGCCTTTGTCAAATCCGGTGCGGTCTGCGCCACAATCCCGCCGCTGTAGCTTGTCACAAATGACGTTTTTACCTGCGCGCCATTTTCGTAGGTAATCAGGCAATCCGTGATGATGTGGTTCATCTGCTTAAACACTTTCCGCCCGCTAAAACAGGTCAACGTCGGCGCAAACAGAAAAAACGGGATCCCGTGTTCCAGGTAAAACGTGCAAATGCTTGCCAAAATAGAAAACGGCGGGTTGTCAACAACAACCGCACCGTCAGGGTAGGGGAATGCTTTGTAATCGCCGCCGGGGTAAAATGGTCGCACAACTTTGGCGGGGTCAATCCCGTATTCGTTGCAGGCCCACTGCTTCACAACCTCGTAAATGGTTGGCGGCGTGTAGCAGTCATCCGTGGTTTTCTTTGGCTTAAATTTTTCTACAAACTCTTCGTATGTCTTGCTCTTCACTTGCCACCTCTTACGTCGTGTTTCACGGCTTTACCTCCACGCTTGGCAAAACGTCCGTGTGGAAATACAGCTTGTAGTGGTACGGGTCGGTATGCGTGCCGGTAATGTCCTCCACAACGTACATGGTGTATTGGTTCAGGTAGATGTAATTTACCTTGTACTGATCCGGCCCAATCTTTACCGTACACACCAGCTCATCATTTGAATTGTTGCTTATGGACATGTAGCCCTCGGCTTCCATCACAATTGTGTCTGTTCGCGCGTTGTAAACGGTAATTTTGCGCTCGCTTTCAAAATAATCTGCCTGCTTGGCAATGTTATAATTAGCTTTTTCTGCTTCAGAGCAGCCGCACAGCATAACCAATGCGGTCAGCACCGCCATCATCAAAGCAATAATCTTTTTCATCGTATCCTCCTAAAAAATTGCATAAAAATACCACGGTGCAATGTTGCATCGTGGTATTTCACTTCTTGACTTTCTCAATCTTTCCGCCAAGAGCTTTGTATAAATCTTGCATTTCTTTTCTGACGGTACTTTTCATTTTTACGCCTTTTTCTATGTTTTCGGTGTACCTGTCGTATGCTTCTGATCCGTAATGGCGCCTAAGCCATTCTTTATCGCTTTTGCTTTTCCAATTTGCAGCGTCCTGTCCAAGCCTTTTTTGGGCGACATGTTCTATATACGCGTCCGGTAGGCTTTTTATAAAAGCCTCTCTTCGTGGGTTGACTATAACGTCGATCGTTTTCGTCTCGGTGTCGTAATGATCAGCGTAATATTCGCTGTAACGCTTTTTGTACTCGCTATAGTGCATTCGCTGGACTTCACGCTCCGGTATGTCGAGTAATCTTCCGGCTTTTCTTCCTGCCCGGCTGTTCCCGGCACCTCCGCTACCGCTGCCGCGCTTTGCCATGTGCATTCAACCGCCTTTCTTTGATTTTCTCGTACCGCGGCTCTATTTTGGTCACGTTCCAATCAAATTCCGCCGGGCACTTCCCATACCATAATATTTCCGTTGGCTCCAAAATGTCAAGCGCCTTGCGGCACTGCCTGGCAAAGCATTCTTTTTCGTAGTCGTTGTTTTGCGTACCAACGCTTGAAATCGAAACAATGCTGTGCTTTGGCGTGCCGTCCAGGCACCAGTCAAAACTATCCATGCCGCACCAGCACAGGGTGGGGATCACGTGGATCCCGTGTGCCTGCCAGTATGCTGCGCACCAGTGCTTCCGGTAGTGGTTGTAAATCTGCATTGCCAGCGGCATCTCGTTATACAGCGAAAAATCCGGCGCGCATACTGCCCCAAATTGTGAAAGCAGGCTGATGTACTTGTCTGGGTTGTTCCATACGCGTGCAAACAAAAAATCATAGCAATAAAAATGCACACCCTTGCTTGCCCGGTCTTTGGCTGCCATCGCTTTGTCAAACGGTATCCACTCCAAATGCCGCACGTCTATCTTTTCCGGCCGGATCACCGGCGTGCCATACTTCCCAGCGCCTATGAAATTGGCTTTATCCAGATTTTCAAAATCAAGCATCCTTCGCGCTTCCGGCGGCGTTATCCGCCTCCGGCTCCTTCTGGGCAGGAGCGGCGGTTCCCGGCTCGGTTTCCTGCCCGCCGGGGTTCTGCGCCTCCGGGGTTGGCTCTTTCCCGTCCACCACGCTGCCGGTGTTCGGCGTGTAATATTTCCCGGTTTTCATGTCAAACAGCACATCCGCCAGGTTCATGCCGATCACGTCCAGCCCGTCCACAGTCGGCAGGTTCTCCCGCGTGCGGATCTCGTTTTTGCCCAGCCAGCCGCCGTCTGCTGCCAGTTTGTACGCTTCGTACCGCTGTTTGATCGCGCCCTTTGTCAGCTCTGTGGTGTCCGCTTTCCAGATCAGCTGGCCCTTTTCCCGCTCCATGAGCAGGTCGCGGTTCAGCGCGGTTTCCATGGCCGTAATCACCGGCACAACCGCCCGCTGGATCGCCGCGTTGAACTGATCTTCCGTTCCGCTGCCCTTCAAAACCTCATACGGTACACCCAGCATCAGCAAAATTTCCTGCCGGTTCTGCTGTACAATTTCCTGCAGCTGCATCTCCACTGCCGTGTTGCTGCTCTGCTTAAAGTCAAGCCCGCGGTTCAGCACCACAACGCCGTTGCCTTCCGCCGTGTACAGCTGGGCAAAGCCGCTTTTCAGCTCTTCGATCTGTGGCTTTGTCAGGTTCCGGTCACTGGTCACATAGCCGCGCGCATTGCCGCCGCCGCGCATCATGCTGTTCTGCAGCACCAGCGTGGCCCATGCCAGGGCCAGCATCTTGCTGTTTTCCTGCAAAATGCCGCTGCCGTGCATCCCGTCTTTGCTGTGGCGGCACAGCCGCACAAACTCCCAAGGACGGTACGTTTTGCCGTATACATGCAGGTGTCCACTCTTAAAAATCGGGTCAGGATCCACCGTCACGGCCACCTGCTCACAGTCCACATAATGCAGGCTTTCCACCTGGTTTCGCCAGCGGTTGATGTACAGGTATCCGTTGCCGCTCAGCAAATAATCCCGGTACAGTGCTTCCAGCATCTCGGTGTTGCTCAGCAGATCCCCGGCGTCCAGGTTCAGCACTTCGGCTCTCGTGCTTTCTCTTACTTCTTCCAGCCCCTTGCCGGTCTTGCGGTACAGCTTAAACGGCACCGCCGCGGCCTGCGTTGTAATAAATTCAATTCCGCCCGCCACGGCCGGAATGTTCATCGCGGTGCTGCGGCCAATCCGTTCCACCCCGTGCAGCGCGCCCAAAAACTCCGCGAACGTGCTGTCCATTACGGTGCCGCCGCCCTCTGCGGGCGTGCTTTCGGTGCTGCCCTGCGCGGCGGCCATGGCTCGCAACTCTGCCCGCGTCACTGTCATGCCCGTATCAATTCCCCCTTGCATTTGATTGCAAAATCATGTTTTCAGCCCACCTGGCACACAAACCCGCCGCCGTCGGCGTCCAGCAGCTCGTTCTGCTGCAGCAGGTACAGCGCATCAACCACCGCCATCACACAGTCAACCTTTCCGTTGCTCCGTTTTTTGTTGATGTACCGGTTCATGTTTGTGTCATAGGTGCACCGCGCGTTTTCCACGTTCACCTCGAACAGCCGGCTTTCTTCATACACCATCCGCCCACTTTCTACCAGCTCGCAGAACAGCTTCGTGGGGGCGTGCAGCGTGTCGCTGTGCTGGCGTATCTCCACGGTTTCAATACCGCCGTGCTCTGGCCTGCCATTGCCCGCCGGGCGGCCCTGCTCCCATTTCTGTGCACTGCTGATTGCGTTGTATCGGTCGTACCCTACCTGCGCCACATATACGCCAAAATCGTCATCCAGGTCAAACACCCAGTTTTCAATCCGGCTGTAATCCACAATCCGCTCGCCGCAGGCAATGCACTCGCCCTCCCGGATCGCGCGGGTATAATCAAACTTTTCCAGGGTGCTTTTTTCGCGTATCTTGCCCTCCGGGATAAAGCCCATTACCTTCACGGCCACTTTCCCGTCTGCCCTTACGCCAACCATAGCCGCGGCGCAGTTGTCGTTGCTCATGGCCAGGTCGACCCCGGCATATACCTGCATGCCGGTCCAGTCAATCTTATCCACCCGGCACTTGCGCAGTTCGTCCAGGCTTACAAACTGTTCGTCTGCCGCGCCGGAGTAAATAATATTGCAGTGCTTGGTCAAAAAGTTTTCCCGCGTACCGGGCAGCTCAATGGCGCGCTGACGCTTTTCCAGCAGGTTGCCCCAGATCGCGGGCACTTCCAGCGCCGCCGGGTTGCCCTGGGCCAGAACGTCCGGATTTGTGGCCCATTCGCCGCTGATCTCTTCATCCGGCTCATACAGCAGGGCAAACACCGTTTCATTGTCCTGCAAGCCGTCTAAAATCTTTTTGTCCATGGCAACCTCGTCTTCAAACGCGCTGGTTGCCGTGGGGTATTTGGTGCTGATAATGCAGCCCAGCTTGTTGGTCAGCGCCACCTGCCCGCTCTGCATGGCTTCAATGGCGTACCCGTTCGGCAGCGCCCCTGCCTCGTCCACCAGGAACACATTCGGCTGCCTGCCGTCCAGGCGGCTGTTGCTGTAGTTCAGCGGCGTGTATTCGGTGTCCGTCAGTTTGCAGGTGATCTTGTCCATCAAAACGCGGAAATACCGCTCCGTGTCGTCCGGCGGCATCAGGGCAGGGGAGCTGCGCAAAATTTCCTTGATCGCTTTCTGCACCTCGCGGCTCAACGCTCCATCCGGTGCCACGCTAAAAATCTTACTGAACCGCGGCTCCAGCAGCATCAGCAAAATAAAAACCGTTGCCACGGTATAAGTCTTGAAATTTTTGCGGCAAATTTCCAGCACTGCCGTTTCGTACCGCCGTTTTTTGCGGTCATTGCGGTGTACCACGCACAGCACCGCGGCGTAAAATAGCCACTGGTAGCCCACCGCCGCCTCGTACACGCTCACCCCGGCCTTCACACCGCTGGGCATCTGCATAATTTTCAGCAGTCGGGTTATTTTCGCCAGCCGCTTTTCGTTCACGCAGTATTTGGGGTCCTTCCCGTCCGCAATGTGCAAAAATTCCGCGGCCTGCTTTTTTACATACCGCCCCACCGGCTGCTTTACGCCTTCGCAGTGTTCCGGCACCGTTCCGGCCAGCACCCGCCGGGCATACAGGTACGCCGGGTGCTGCTTAATCGTCATCGTCTTGCAGCGCTGCCAGCAGCGGGTCCTTTTCCTGGGCCTTGCTCTTTGCGGCCACAACGCCCAGCTTTGCTCGTGCCTGTGGGCTCAGGCACAGCTCATTGCAGCAACGGTAAAAATCTGCCATGTACTTGCTGCGGGCAGTCACGGTGTCCTTGTCCGTCTTGCGGGCAATGTTCTCGTTCGCATCCGCATCGATCTCTGCCACACGGTCAATGGCTACCGCGCAAAATGCCATAACCCAGCCGTCACAGCTTCCCGCCGCACCCGCATCGATCAGCAAATTCTTAATCTTGTTAAAAATCTTCTTTTGGTCTTTGGTCAGGTAGGCCGGGCAGGTAATGGTCACTTTCTTTTTGCCGTTCAGCCCTTTCATGGCGTCTTCCGCCTGGCTCCGCGCCGTAATCTCTTCTTTGGTTCTTGCACCGCTTGCCGCCCGGATCGCCTTTGCCGGTCTTGCCATTTTCCCGCCCCTTTCTGTTAAAAATCCAGTTAAATTTGTGGAATATTTGCCGTTTTCCTGCCGTCCCTCGCGCGCGGGTACTAATACGCGCGCGCCTGTTCGTACCCGCCCGCGCGCCCGCATTTGCCATTTCTAAGAAAATTAAAAAATCTAACTGGACGCGTGGTGTGGGGCGACCCCACCCCCGCGGCCGCCGCACCCCCCAGGGGGGTATCTGGCTTTTTCGGCTCATTTCTGGCCGCTTGGACGCATCTCTGGCACCGCTACAGGCTCCATGGCAAGGCTGTGCAGCAGGCTGCGGCTTACATCGCCGCGCTCTGCGCGCTTATGGCAGCTGTTATCGTTGCCGCTGCACAGTGTAATAATCCAGTCCATGCTGTATGCCGTTTCTGTGCTCTCCTCCAGCGGGATGATATGGTGCGCCTGCAGGTCGCTGGTTGTTATCCGCCCCTCAGCCAGGCACAAGCGGCACAGCCCGTGGTCCCGCTGGTATACGGCATCACGGGTTTTCTGCCAGCGGTAAGTGTTGCGGATTGCCGTTTGTGCTGTACCGCGCTTAGTGCGTGCAGGCTTGCATGGGCAGACATAGCCACGTGGATGCACCCGCCCACACCACTTGCAGCTCACTTGCATGGTGTGCGCCTCAGCGGGCGCTGATAGGTCCAGCAGCCGCCCGGCCCCAGTGTGTGCTTGGGTCGCTCGCATTGCATTGGATTTACGCAGCGCGGCAGGGAACAGATCACCCGCTCATTGCCGCACATGCGCCAGATGCAGCGCGTGCATGGGTTTGCTTTCTTTTCTGCCATGTTGCTCACCTCAAAACAAGAGAGGGCAGCCGGTTGGCCGCCCTCTCAATTCTTCATGATACTAATTTTAGCCTTAAATATTCTTGCACAGTATCAATTTTTAACTAATTCCTACACGTTGTGCTACATCTTCCAGGTATTTGCGACGGCGGCGGTAGAATTCCATTCGGCTGATCCCTGGCACCTCTAGCCGCTCATATATCCAGGTGCGGCAGTCGCTGCAGTTGAGTGCAATCGCCTTTTGCAGCGCGGCCCGTACCGCGGCGCTCTGGATGTCCGCCCCGATCTCATCCGCGGCGGCATCAATAGCCCGCATGATCTGCACATCCCGCTGTGTCTCAAGCTGTTGGATCGCCTCGGCCTTGTCGGCAGTAATATCGCTGGAATTCCCGCCGGCGCGCGGCAGGTACACACGCACGGGTGTGCCGCAGCGGGTTGTGGTATCTACAAAATTTGTTCCGCTGCGCAGGATGATCTCATCAACCTGGCGCTTATACTCAGTCTTGCGCCTGGCCTGTCCGCGCACCAGCTGCAGGGCTGCCAGTACGGTATCATTCGGCAAGCGTTTGTTTTTACCCATGCGTATGCCCTCCTTGCTTACTTCCGCTGATCATGCTTTAAGCATTCTGCACCCCATGCAATAAAAGCTATAATTCCCAGCCCGATGGTCAGTCCGCCAATCAGGCCAACCCCCGCGCCCAGCAGGAAAATACCCAGCCGCACGCCCGCGGCGAATGCTTCCATCATTTTTGCACCTCATTCGCTTCATCTGCCAGGGCCAGCAGGGCCTTGTGGAGCGCCGCCCGGAATTTTCCAGCCTTTTCTGTTTCTCCGGCCTGCTGCATGGTATCGGCCAGGTCCAGCACCTTCCCGGCAACGTCCTGCAACTGATCAAACAGCATTCCAAAGCGCACCGCAGATTCATCTGCGGCCATGTTCAGTCTGGTGGCGGTTTCCTCGGCCTGGCGGCGGGTCTTGGCCAGTTCTTCAGCGTGTGCCTGCTCAGCCGCCGCAGCAGCGCGCTGTATTTCTTCCAGCTCTTCTTTGGCTTTCCGTGCGGCCTTTATGGCTTCATCGCGCTCTTTCTGGTTCAGCTCGGTCATTTTGGCGTCGGCCTGGCGCTGGCTTTCCGTTTCGGCCTTCATCTCGGCGCGAATCTCGGCCCGCAGGGCATCCATGTCCACTTCTTCGGCCTGCGCCTCAGCCACTGGCGGCTGATTCTGCAGCAGACTGAGCTGTTCAGCGTACCCGGCATTTTTGGCCTGCAGCTCTTTGATCTGCGCTTTCAGCGCGGCCACCGTCGTTTCCGTCAGGTTGGTTTCCGCCGCGATCTGCTGCTGTTCCTGCCCGCTCAATTGCGCCAGCAGGGCCAGCTTGGTAACGCCCACGGCCGCGTTCTGTTCGATCAGCTGCGCGGGCAGTTTTTCGGCAATGGCAATGTAGTTATACGCCTGGCGCTGCTTCATTCCCATGGTGGCCAGCGTGTAGGCTTCCAGTGTGTCAAAGCCCAGGGCCTTGTATCCACCGGTATCCCGCATTAGTTTGATTTTGCGGGCCAGGTCCAGCAGGCTGGCCGTCGCTGCCTGCGCCGCGGCCATGATCTCATAATGCAGGCGCAGGGCGTCAGCTTCTTTTACCGTTGTGGCAATGCCCACAAACGTCATCTGCTCACTATCGTACCTCATTTTTTTGGTTCCTCCTCAGCTTTTGGTGCCTCTTTTTCGGTGCGGCATATCACATATACAACCTCATTGGCGTTGTATATGTCGATCTTTTCCCCGTTGTTCGCCTTAATCGTCACAACATTGGGGACGTTCTTCCATTCTGCCACCACATCCCACGGGTATATGATTTCTTCCCCCGATTTCAAGCGCACGACTGTTTCGCCCATGCTTTTGTCCTCCCGTCACGCCGCAGTCTTGTCGGCCTCGCTTTTCTTTTTCTTGGCTTTCTTTTCCGGCGGCAGCTGCCATTTAGCCAGTATCTCGCGTTCCCATAGATCCACAAATTCCCGGACCCGCCGGGGTATTTTTAGCTTTTTGCCGTTGGCAAATTCGTTCCCGTATCCATGCAGCTGGATTTCTCTTTTGCTACTTACATCGATGTTCAGGGTGTACCAGCTGCGCTCCGGACGTCTGGTGTGCCGCACAAACAAGATGATCCGGCCCCGTGCGTGGGCGTCTGAGTATCTGCCAACGCAATGGTGCAGGGTGCTGCCCTCCTGGATCAGCTCAAGCGGTGTTTCCGCCGGGCGGATGCAGATTCCATCATGTTCCCACGTCAGACCGGCGCAACGAGCCGTCATGGCGGCGAACGCTTGCTGGCATTTGCCGCTTACCCGCTCGTACTGTATTGTTTCATGCATTCGGTCATGGGCGGTGCGCAGGTCTTTGGGCCAGCGCACGGCATCTTGGTTCAGGTCACAGCCGGCCACGGCAGCCATGCGCCAATAGTCCTCAAGTCGCGTAAGATCCTGCTCTTGGCGCTCTATATAATTTACGGTCCGCACCAGCGGCAGTTTTTCGCGCAAAATCCGGCGCGTGTCGTATGCTCCGACGGCTTTCATCGCGGTGCAAATGTCGCGGAAGCTCACGCCGCGGGGCAGCGTATCCAGCTCTTGCCACGTTCTCAGACAGTCAACTTCCAGACCGTACTCTCTCCACGTTCGCAATTCTTGCTTTGTCATGCCTAGCATTTGGGCAGGACGTTTTTCTTTCCAGTCCACCCACTCCAGCTTTGGAGCCGCGTCGCTCTCCGCAAGGAGAGCGTGGATAGAAAAGTTGTATACCTTGACGCGGTGCGCGTCCCATAGGTTGTCGCTCTCCGCAAGGAGAGCGTGGATAGAAAAAGGTGCCGTCTGGCCCGCTCTTCTTCCACAGTCAGTCGCTCTCCGCAAGGAGAGCGTGGATAGAAAAACCGGTGCC